GGCTTTCGCGTTTCTGGACTCCCGACCGACCGCTGCATCCGTCCTCCCGGACCAGCGGCGGTACGCAGACGCAGGACGGCCTGTCGCCTGCCTTGCCCGCCATCCTGCGGGCTATTTTATATTCGCGCGTCGTCCCCTTTGTCCGAGCCCTTGGCGGGACGTGGCGCACCAGATCGACATCCGCGGTGGATGTTGCAAACCAAACGACAAGGAAAAGTGAAATGACCATATCGATCAAGGTAAGCGTGAACGGAAATTACAAGGTGCCGGTGTCGGTCCAGTACGGAGAGGACGAGCCGACGACCGAGGTCATCTCGGGGCGTGGGCACGAGGGTCCGTTCGTCAAGGACATCTCGTATTACCACGGCTCAAGCAAAATCGTGACCGTCAGCGTGGGCCCCGAAGAACAGGACAACGGCTGACCGCTCCACGAACACCGGACGCAGGGATGCGCCCGGCGCCGCCCGTCAGCCTCGCCGATGCAACGAGGGCGAGCAGGGCGGCAACTCGACATGTGATGCAGTGCGCTTTGACGAGAGCGTGAGAACGGCGCCGAAGTCAGACGGCGCGGGCTGGGCAAAGACGAGAGCTGACACGATCCGGCCCCTCTCGTTCAAAGCGCATTGCAACCGCTTCACCCGGCAGCACTCACGACCGCGGGCATCGGCCACAACCGACCCGTCCCGACCAGCCAGGGATACGCCAGGACGCCCGAAGGGCCGAGGGCAAAGCGAGATCAAGCGGAGACGGGTGGAGCGTGGCAAGCGCGAGCCAGGGCGCCGCGCGTGGGGAGTAAGAGGGGCCCATGTTCACTTTGCCGCGAAGCGGAACCCGAAGGGCGTGAGGCGATGGCGACCAAACTCCAGACACTCAAGCCAAGGGTGCAGACGCAGGCGAGCCGCGTGCCGGTATCGACCGGATCGTGGCGCACCGAGGGCATGACGAGCGGCGAGCGCGGCTACACCTACCGCTGGCAGCGGGAGCGTAAGGGCTGGTTGCGCGCGCACCCGCTCTGCGGGGATCGCATCAACGGGCCGAGCCTCGAGCACAGCGCCTGCCTGCGAAGCGGGCGCGTAACGATTGCGACTGACGTCGACCACATCGAGCCGCATCGGGGCAACGCTGTGCTGATGTGGGACCGCGGCAACTGGCAGTCGTTGTGCCACGCGTGCCACTCGGCGAAGACGCAGCGCGAGGACGGCTGAAGCGCTGACCGGGGGGGCGGGTCAAATCCTTCCGGCGCTCGTTTTTATAGACCGCGCCGATCCCACGCGCAGGTTTTTTTCTCAGGCCTCGAATTTTCGACTTGGCGCAGTTTATAGCCTAAAAACCGGAGCTTAGATGGCCCGTCCTCAGTACAAGCCCACCGCAGCGCAACGCCGCAGCGTTTCGATTGCAGCGGGGGCCGGTGTGTCGCACGAGGAGATTGCGATCGGGTTGGGCATCGCGAAGATGACGCTGCAGAAGCACTTCGCCTACGAGCTGACCGAGGGCGCGTACCGGCGCCGGCAGGAGGTGCTCGAGGCGATGTTCCGCGCGGCAAAGAAGGGCAACGTCGCGGCTCAGAAGGCCTACGCCGCGCTGATGCCGAAGGTTGCCGCGCCGCCGCTTCCGCCCGAGCGGCAGGAGGTTCCGGAGGGCAAGAAGGCGCAGGCCGCTGCGGATGCGAAGACGGCTCAAGCTGGAACGGAATGGGCTGATCTGCTGCCGAGCGTCCCAGCGCAGTAGCGCATGGCCTGGAATCTCGCCTGCCCGGGCTGGGAAGAGAAACTCCGCGCTGGGCAGTCGCTCGTTCCGAAGCTGCCGCTCAGCCCTGAAGGTGATCGCGCAGTCGCAGTGTTCGACAAGCTGCGCCTAGCCGACGTCCCGGGCACGCCGTACATGGCAGAGGCTTGTGGTCCTTGGTTCAGGGAGATCGTGCGCGCGATCTTCGGCTCTATCGATCCGGTCACGCGGGCGAGGCTCATCCGGGAGCTATTCCTGCTGGTGCCGAAGAAGTCGAGCAAGACGACAAACGGCGCGCTGTTGCTCTTGACGGCGCAGTTGCTGACGGTGCGGCCGAACGCGGAATTCTTCTTCGTCGCGCCGGTCCAGGACGTGTCTGAGATCGCATTCTCGGCCGCGGCCGGCGCGATTGCGCTCGACCAGGTGCTATCGAAAAAGTTTCACATCCGCGAGCACTTGAAGAAAATCATTCACCGGGAAAGTCACGCGGAATTGTCGGTCCTCACCTTCGACCCGGCGGTGCTAACTGGCCAAAAGGTTTCAGGTGCCGTCCTGATCGACGAGCTGCACGTCGTCGCGAAGATGGCGAAGGCGGCGAGCGCGATCCGGCAGCTCCGCGGCGGCATGCTGCCGTTCCCGGAAGCGTTCATGGCCTTCATCACGACGCAGAGCGAGGAAGCGCCGGCCGGTGTTTTCAGGGCCGAGCTGATGAAGGCGCGCGCGATCCGGGACGGCAAGCGTGAGGGTGCCATGCTGCCGGTGCTCTACGAGTTCCCGGAGGCAATGCAGAAGGACCCGGCGGCCTGGCGCAACCCGAAGAACTGGACGATGGTCACGCCGAACGCCGGGCGCTCGGTGACGATCGAGCGGCTGGTCGAGGAATTCGACACCGCTCAAGCCACAAGCGAGGAGGAGCTGCGATCCTGGGCATCGCAGCACCTCAATGTCGAGATCGGGCTCGCGCTTCGCTCCGATAGCTGGGCTGGCGCCCCGTTCTGGGAGGCTCAGGCGAGGGACGGCATCACCCTGAAGGCGATTCTCGCGCGCTGCGAGGTCGTCGACGTAGGGATCGACGGCGGTGGGCTGGACGATTTGCTCGGGTTGGCGGTGGTCGGTCGCGATCGCAACACGCGGAAATGGCTGTCCTGGTTCCACGCCTGGGCGCATCCATCGGTGCTCGAGCGCCGCAAATCCGAGGCGCAACGCTTCCTCGATTTCGCGGCCGACGGCGATCTCACGATCATCGAGCAGGTCGGCGAGGATGTCGAGCAGCTCGCCTCCCTGGTGGCCGAGGTCGAAAAGGCCGGGCTGCTCGACAAGGTGGGCGTCGACCCGGCCGGCATCGGTGCGGTGCTCGATGCGCTGGTAGGCACCGGCGTGCCCCAGCGCGGCCGCGATCACGAAGGCAAGGAATACGACAAGATCATCGGCATCCCACAGGGCTGGCGTTTGAATGGCGCCATCAAGACCGCCGAGCGCAAGCTCGCCGAGGGCGTGATCGTTCACGGCGGCAGCCGGATGATGGCCTGGTGCGTCGGCAATGCGAAGGTCGAACCGCGGGGCAACGCGATTCTGATCACCAAGCAGGCGAGCGGGACCGCGAAGATCGACCCGCTGATGGCTGGATTCGACGCCTGGTCGCTGATGTCGCTCAACCCGGCAGGGCAGGCGGGGATCGAGAGCTGGCTGAGGAGTGCGGCATGACGACTCTGGTTTCCCCTTGCACGCGCTTCGTCGAGTACCAGCATCCGCGTCGGAGAATCGACGGCTGGGAAAATCGGGCGGCCGGAGCGTTGCCTTGAGCCTTCTCCGCAAGCTCAGCGCCCGGGCCGAGACGGTGACGATGTCGCTATTCTCCGGCCTGCAGAGGACCTTCGATCTGCGCGACATCTTCTGGATCGGCGGCCTCTCCGCGGTCGGCTACGGCATCGCTCAGATCCATGCGCCGGCCGCCTGGATCGTTTGCGGAGCGGCCGTCTTCTGGATGGGGGTCCGGCGCTGATGGGCATCCTCTCCAAGCTCGAACGCGGCGCCGCGGACCTGAAAGCCTATTCGAGCGGCCAGAGCTTCACCCTTGCCGATCAGGAGGTCAATCAGAAACTGACGACCATCCTCGGCGGGCAGACCTACACCGGCAAGGCGGTCACAGAACGAACGGCGATGCAGGTGACGACCGTATGGGCGTGCACGCGTCTGCTCTCCGAGACAAAAGGCGCGATGCCATCCGCAGTGTATCGCATCGAAAAGAACGGCAATGCGACGAAGGCCGACGACCATCCGTTGCACGAGGTTCTGGTCGAGCAACCGAATGCGGACATGAATGGGGTGGAGTTTCGCGAGGCGCGCACAGCCAATCTCGCCCTGCGGGGCAACCAGTGCGCGTTGATCGAGCGGCGCAGCACCGGTGACGTGTCATCGCTCTACCCGGTGCCATGGGCCCAAGTGCAGCAAAAGCGGGATCAGTCCACGGACTATGAAATTCGCTACGGCATTACCGACCGCGGCAAGCTCGAATGGTATCCGTCAGAGAAGATCTGGCACACAAAGGGGTTCAGCTTCAACGGCCTGCAGGGCCTCTCTCCGATCAGCTATGCGCGCGAAGCGATGGCGCTGGCGCTCGCCGGCGAAGAATTCAACGCGCGCCTGTTCGGCCAGGGGCTCGTGCCATCGGCGCTGGTGTCGATCCCGCAGTGGCTCACCGAAGATCAGCGCAAGGTTGCGAACGCGAAGCTCCTGGAAATGCACACCGGCGCCCAGAACCTGCGCAAGCCGATGCTGCTCGAGGGCGGCATGAAGGTCGAACCCGGCCTGATGACGCCCGACGATGCGCAGTTCCTGCAGTTGCGCCAGTTCACGGTCGTCGAGCTCTGCCGGCTGTTCGGTGTCAAACCGCACATGATCGCGGCGCTCGAACGGGCGACGGACAACAACATCGAGAAGCTCTCCCTCGAGTTCGTGATGTACACGATGCTGCCGTACATCCGGCGCGACGAAGTCGGGGCGCGCAAGTTGTTCAAGCCAGCCGATCGATCGAAGTTCTTCTACCGCTACAACTTCGAGGGGCTGCTGCGGGCGGATTCGCAGGCGCGTGCATTGCTCTACTCGATCCTGTTGCAGAACGGGGTGTACAACCGCAACGAAGTCCGTGCGCTGGAGAACCGCAATGCGAGCGACGCGCC